ATAATAAATATTATATATTTGTTTTGATAATTTATACAATAATAAATATTATATATTTGTATAATAATCTTTATATATTATTAATCAAATAATAATAATATATTTTTAGAAATAAAAAATGATAGTTGATACAGTAATAGTAGTATTATCAATAATATTGTTAATAATTTTATTAACAAGTATTATATATAATAATAAGTCTAATATTTTTATAATATTTTTAATAATATTATGTTTTTCTATTTTTAATTCTTATTTATATCAATATTATGATTATTATCAAAATATTACTGAAAGAATAGAATTAAAAAAGAAAACAATTTGGCTTTTATGGTTACAAGGATGGGATAATGCACCATTATTATCTGTAATGGTTAAAGATTCATGGATAAAACAGAATCCAGATTGGAATGTTGAACTTGTATCTGAGAATACTTTAAAAAATTATATTAATATTCCATCATATTATAATAATATTCCTACTCCTCAAGCAAAATCTGATTATATTCGTTTAGCTTTATTAGCAACTCATGGTGGTGTTTGGGCAGATGCAACTCTACCATGTTTAATATCATTAGATTTATGGATTTATGATGCATTAGAACCAGTAGGTTTTTGGATGTATCATGGAAGAGATAAAGGTAATGGTCCAGCATCTTGGTTTATTATATCAATAAAACAAAGTTATATAATAGAAAAATGGAAAAATGCTTGCGAAGAATTTTGGAAAAATTATAATATTTCAGATAATCTTGATTATTTTTGGATGGATTGGCTTTTTAATAATTTAATGGAAAATGATGAAATATTTTTAGATGAGTGGAAAAAAGTACCTTATATTTGGTGTGAATCAATAGGTCAATCACATTTTTTAATGCATGATAATAATTTATATGATGATAATGCTGAAATAAAAAATATATTATTATATAATCCACCATATGTTGTTAAACTTACAGGTTGTGATATTACTCAAATAAAAGATAAAAATATTAATACTGCATTAGATACAGCATTAAATCAAACTTATGCACCATATCCATTGCATAAAATGCAAATTATATCAAAACAAAATCATAATTTTTCAAATAAAGTTATTATATTAGCGGATTGTGGAGATACTGATGATATTTTAACAGTAAATACACTTGCAAAAAAATATGGTTATAAATTAATTATTTATGATAAATGTAAATTTTGTAGTCATATTCCCAAAGATTCAAATATATTTTGTAGACCTTTAAGAAATGTTGGAAGAGAACAACATACATTAACATATTTTGTATTAACATATTATGATAATTTACCTGATGATATTATATTTACCCCGACAAATTTCAAAAAACATCCATCAAGATATGAAAAATTATTACAAATGTTAGAAAATAATGATACTTATAATACATATTGTTATAATTATAGTATGTCTGATGAAACATTACGAAATTTTACTTTAGATAAATATGAAGGAAATATTATGATCAAAGCAGATAAAAGACCATTTAGTAAATGGTATAATTTTTATATAAAAGATTGGAAAAACGATGGATTTATAAATGCATGTTTTAGTGGTATCATTCGTACAACTAAAAGTAAAATTCTCAATCATTCAAAAAATTTATATTTTAATCTTTATACACAATTATCAAAAGATAATAATACAGAAACTGCACATTATATGGAAAGATCAATGGGAGATGTATTTGCATAGAATTCTATAATTCAATTATACTTCATTATTTTGAATACTATTTTCATTTTTACTATTCCATAATAATTTTGCCTGTTTACGTTTTTCTTCAAGTTTTAATGGATATTTTCCAATATATTTTTCTTTATCTCTTATAATTTGTAAGAAATTATTAGATTTAGTTTCTTGAATATTATTTGTATAATACATTTTAAGAGGAAATGCTTTAATATGGGATAAAATATTTGATGAATGGTATTATAAAAAACATATTAATAAAGAAAAATCACCATATAAAATTGTTAATATAATTAAATTTCCAGAACCCTATAGGTACTAATATTAATATGATGCCAATTAAGTTATTTAATTTTTAAGAATATCGTTTACCAATTGAATATATACAATATGAAGATATTATATATATAATAAGAGGTATAAATTATTATGATAAAATTACTTATTTAACAATTCAAGAATCAAAAAATTTCCAATTTATGGTATATACATTGCATCAAATGTTAGTAATTCTTGTAATATTTGGTCAATAAAGATTGAGAATCCTCAAGAAGTAACAAATAAACATGGTTCTTGTGAAAAAATATTTAGAAAAACCAATTCCATTAAGATTATTATTAGATTGTCCAATATCAGATAGAGATAATTTTTTATAAATAAAAAATTATAAAAACTGGATCAAAACTTTTCTTTTATTAATAATATTAAAACATTCTTTACCATTTGATTTATAATTAATTTTTACACAAATTTGTAATAATTCAACAGAATTTCTAGATAATTTTAATATTTTTATTTTATATGGTGTTGTATCAACAAATATTGTAGGATTAGTATTCCAATATATATATGCTTTTAATATAGTATCAAGATGTATATTATCATTAATTGAAACTTCTTGAATATTATTTAATATTTTAATTTCATTATTTTTATTATTCCGAATTTCTTCAATACTTATTGATTTTGATATAAAACATTTTTTAGCCTTTGGTGAAACTTTCCAAGACATTTAAAATATATATTTGTAAGATAATTATCATTATTTTAATAATTTTTAATCAAATTTTTATAAATTTTATATGCAAATTAAGAAAAATTATTATTTATTTAATAAATAAGTATTATAATATCTTATTTTTTTACAATTATTTTGTTTAATTAAATAACGTTGATTATTTTTATTTTCTTTATCGAAATAATTAAATTCATATTCTTGATAACAAGTAAATTCATGTTTTTCTTTATATTTTATAAATTTTAAATGTTCTATAATAATTTTTCTTATTTTTTTACTAAATTTATTGATAAAATTTAACAAATAAATATTTCCTAATGCCATTGAAAATCTGAAACCATCATGTAAGTCTAGATTATCAATAATAAGATCAATAATATTATTAGAAATAATATTGATCATTATATTTTGATATAAATAAAAAATAATATTGATTTAATTATAATCATAAGATGATAATATTAATGAATTTATATATAATTCAAATAATTTATAGAATACAAACATCACAAATAATGCACACATTAATAAATAAATAATTGTTATAATTATTTTATAATTACTATGTTGCTGTAAATCATGTACCATATTAATATTATTTGATGTAACTAATTGATCTGATGTTATATTAATTAAATTTAATGCGGTATGTTCTTGTATATTAGAATTAACTTGTTGATCAGAAGGATGATGATAAATATTTTTTCTACATAATGGACAATATACAATATTACTATTTGATCTAATCAATTCATCTACACATTTTGTGTGAAATTTATGTTTACATTCTAATATATATATTGGAAACATATTTAAATTATCCAAACAAATAGGACATTCATCATCATAATCCATTTAAATAAATTATTTAAATTTATAATTATAATTTACATTCTATTTAAATCATTTAATATGTTCAAATTTTATTATATTAAATAAAAGTTTTAAAAATTTATTATATAAAAATTATATTTATATATTTATTATAATTATGGTTTGTCCAATTTGTATAAGTTCTATAATTGTAACTAATTTACCTGTAATTTCTGGATATATAGCAGGTGTAATTGTTGGAAAAAAATTAATAAAAAAATAAACCGATTGCTTTAGTAGATAAAACAAATAAACGAAAAATTAATAAAGTATTAGAAATCAGAAAAAATAATTTAATAAAATAAATGAATAAATTTGAAAAAATAGCTGAAACTTATATGATTTAGAATTTGTAAAAAAATTAAATAAAGAAGATAAAATAAATTTTATATTTAATACTTATCTCGTTATTTGTGGTGTATGTCGCGGATATTGTCCGGAATTTGGTCGTAAAGAATTTCAAGTAATGTCAGATATTAATTTGAAATTTCCAGAAATATCTATACTTATGGGAAAATTATATGCAGATGGGAATGATTTTCAATTATTATTTTTAAATAAAAACATTTATTAAAAAATTCAATAATGCAAAAATCATTAATAAATGTAATAACAAGAAATGAAAATACAAGAAAATTATTTGGATATCTAATGAATTATATTGATCCATTAGATATTAGTGGAACATGTTTTTTTGATTCTAAAGTATATATTTGTGATATTGAAACAATAACTAATATAGAAATTATGGGTTTCTGGGTAAGAAAAAATGCAGATACTGATAAAAATTTAAAAAAGTTAAACAATTATATATATTCAAAAATAAAAAAATATTTGAAATTAAGATTTAATGATGATATTCGATTAAAAAACTCAGTATTAAAATATGAAGAGATATAATTAGACCAAATTAATTTCTGTTTCTTCTTCATCTGTGATAATAACAGCTCTTATTTTACATAAATTAAGTGGAAGCATTAATCTATCATGATTACATAAATGTTTAATCCATGAACTAATTCTTTTTGAACATTTAATAGCTTGTTCAGTTACTTTTTCTCTTCTTGATATTTTAAAAATATCATGTAAAGATGGTTTGATAATTTTAGATTCTACAATAGTTATTGAATTACCATCATAAAATAAAGCATCACCACATTGATCATAGAAACTTCCGTCATCAATCTTGTATTCCACCGAAATTAAATAACCATATTTCTTTTGTAAAATTATATTTTGTAATAAATAGAATTCTTTAGATCTTACTTCATCTTTTTTAATAAATTTACAAAATCTTTTAAATTTAATACAATGTAAAGTTTCAAGTGTATCATATTCAATATTCATCGCTAATTTATTTAAACATTTCGAAAGTGATTCAGGTTTAAATATTCTAGCATTTTGGATATTAAAATTTATATTGGTTTGAGATGATTGTTCCATTATAAATAATAATAAATAATTATATAAAATAATTCAATTTTTTATTTTTTATATATTATGAAATTTTATTTTTTATATAATTAATAAATAAAAATCTCAAAAAATAATCTTTAAATTAATTTATAAA